TACAGATCAACCAGATAAATTAAGAGGAGCAAGACGAACTGACTTATATATTAATGAGTGTAATAATGTACCGTTTGATGCTTATAATCAATTAGTAGTTAGAACATCAGATAATATATGGTTGGACTACAACCCATCTAGTTTATTCTGGGTTGACAAGGAGGTACTTGGTCAAAAAGATGTTGATTATATAACATTGACATATAAAGACAACGACGTGTTACCTGAGTCAATTGTAACAGAAATAGAGAAAGCTAAAGATAAGGCTAAAACATCAACTTATTGGTCTAATTGGTGGAGAGTATATGGTCTTGGTGAAACAGGTTCATTAGAAGGTGTATGCATACCAGATTGGAAAAGTATAAACAGTGTACCAACAGAAGCAAGACTATTAGGATATGGTATGGACTTTGGTTATTCTGTTGACCCAAGTACTTTAGTTGCTTTGTATAAATATAATGATTCATATATATTTGATGAGGTATTAAGTAAGAAAGGAATGTTAAATAGTGACATTAGTCAATTCTTAAATAACAATCAAGTAAAAGAAATAATATATGCAGATTCAGCTGAGCCTAAATCAATAGCAGAATTATTAAGTTATGGTCATCCAATATATCCAGTAAGTAAAGGTAGAGACTCAATAGTGTATGGTATAAACTTAATAAATCAAAATAAGATATACGTAACACAACGAAGCAAGAATCTAATAAAAGAATTAAATGGCTACATTTGGATGCAAGACAAACAAGGTAACACATTACAAAAACCAAATCCAACAAGTGGTGATCACTGTATTGATGCTGCTAGATATATTCTTAGCTCTATTCTAGAGAATCCACATAAAGGAGAATATCACATTTTTTAAAATTTTTTGTTAAACATTTGTTTATTAAAGTTTTTTTTGTATATTAGCATTGTAAAACAATAACAATTATACAAATGAAAAACAAATCAAACATTAATCAATTATTAAATTTAAAATTTGAAATTATTGATTCTTTAAGAAAACAAGGTTATAAATCAAATTGGACTTATCCAACATTAAAAACCTTAAACATTCATCAAATACATTTCAACGGATAAAAAAAAATGGGGAGGCAACTCCCCTTTTATTAACCAATAATTATATTATGAAACAAGATTTAAAAATATTAAAGGAAGTATTTACAAGAAAAAATATTATATATGCAATACTATTTAACATTTTAGCTTATAGTAGCATGTATGGTTTTTTATATTTAGTTTTATTTTTAAGATACGATTTAGGTTGGATTTAGCATATCATATAGTAATGCAACAATGTTGGGATAAAAACATAAAGGTAATTCAACAGCCACAAGGTAGAGGTCAACACAATAAACCTCCAATGGTAAAACTTATAGTATCAATAGACTACAATTATATTCACGGAAAAGATTTGTATCAACAGAATTCAAGTGAGTTAGAAAAAGCAATTGAAAAGGTTTATAGATATTTACATGATAAACATATTATTTAGTTAGTTATATTTGTTTGTTTTAAGTTGGAATTAGGTAGCAGAAATGTTACCTTTTTCTTTTTATACACGTTTGTGTTTTTATTATTATATATATATGAAGATAGAAATACTTGTACCGGAGTCTTTAAATGAAATTACTCTTGGTCAATATCAAAAATTTACAAAGCTAAATACTGAAGAAAATGAAGGTAGTAGCTTTCTAATGCAAAAAATGATAGAGATATTTTGTAATCTAGATCTTAAGGACATTGCAAAAATAAAATACTCAAGTGTTCAAGTGATCACAGAGAAGCTCAATAGTGTATTTAATAGTAAAACAAAACTAATAGATAGATTTGTATTAGGTGATACCACTTTTGGATTTATACCTAATTTAGATGATATGACATTAGGAGAATATATTGATTTAGATACTTATTTTGGTGATTGGGATAATATGCATAAAGCAATGAGTGTACTATATAGACCAGTAACAAAAGAAAAAAATGATCTTTATAACATAGAAGATTATGATGGTACAAAATATAGTGATGTTTTAAAGTCAATGCCATTAGATGTTGTACTTGGATCTATTGTTTTTTTTTATCATTTAAGCAGCGAACTATTGACAATTACCCTGAACTATTTGACGGAGAAAACACAGAGCAACTTGACTACTCAACAGAGAGAAATTTTGGAACTAAATGGGGTTGGTATCAATCGATCTATGGAATTGGTAAAGGAGATATTACCAAGTTTGATGAAATAACTAGGATGAATTTAAATGAATGTCTTATGTATTTATCATTTGAAAAAGAGAAAAACGAATTAGAGAGAAAGCTAATTAAAAATAAATGAAAGGATTTTATAACGTAACAGAGCAACTTAAAGATTCATTAATAGCAGAGCCATTTGTAAATACAGTAACATTTGGTTCTCTTGATGATGTAGATTTAAGTAAACAAAGTATTTTTCCTCTAGCTCATTTAATAGTAAATAGCACTAGTGTAAGTACAAAAACACTTAGATTCAATATTAGTATATTAGCTATGGACATTGTAGATATATCAAAAGAAAAAACTGATGATGTATTTTTAGGTAATGATAATGAACAAGACGTATTTAATACTCAATTAGCATTAATAACTAGAATAGTTAATAAATTACAAAGAGGAGATTTGTATACAGATCTTTATCAAGTAGAAGGAGAAGTATCATGTGAACCTTTTGTAGATAGATTTGAAAACAAATTAGCAGGTTGGGTAGCTACATTTGACATATTAGTACAAAATGATATGACAATATGCAATTAAAACAAACAGAAGCAGCTTTAGAAGCTTTTAAAAGATTTGTAATCCAGCAATCTAGGAGTAGACTTACTAAGGCAGGTAAGAATAATACTAATGAATTATATAATAGTTTAAAGGGTGATGTCAAGGTCATGCCTAACTCTATCTCAGTTGAATTCCAAATGGAAGACTATGGATATTATCAAGATAGAGGTGTAAAAGGGTTTAAATCTACATATCCTGAAATAGCTCAATATGGTACTTTAGCTAAATTTGGTTCAGGTAAAGGCAAAAAAAATGGTAAAGGTTTAAGCTATAACATAAAAAAATGGGTAGAAGCAAAAAGATTTCAATTTAGAGACAAAAAAACAGGCAAATTTATGTCATATCAATCTACAGCATATTTAATATCTAGATCAATATGGAATAAAGGTATAAAACCAAGTTTGTTTTTTACAAAACCATTTGAACAAGCTTACGCAAAATTACCAAAAGAATTAGAAAAAGCATACGGATTAGACGTTGAAGGCTTTTTAGAATATACATTAAGACAAGATAGATTAAGATGAGCACAAAGATAAACGTAAGAAGTCCATTTTATTTACATTTAACAGAACCACAAATACCATTAAGATTATATGATTGTGGTGTTGCTAATTTAACAGGATTCTCAATAGACAATCAAGGAGTTATAACAGAACCAAGCCCAGACTATGGTTTAGTGTATTCTTATACAAGTTCAGCAAGTGATTTTGCTAATGGAAAGTTTGCTACAGTCAGTAGTGATACAAGTAGAACAGTTATTTTTACTTTAACAATTCCATTTGGATTTTCTAATTCAGCAGACCTATATTTAGAGTGTGGTCTAACAACTACTCAAGCAGGTACTACAACCTCAACAATAGAAACACCATGTACACCATCAGTAACAACTTCGGGTTCTATACCTGCACAAACTTTAGATGCAGAAGGTGATACAATAGATATCGATTTAAGTGGATATTTTACAGGAGAAACTACTTATGCTGTATCTAATGCAAATCCATTATTAATAACAACAGCATTAAGTGGAAGCATATTAACATTGACTTCAAATACATTGGCAGGAAGTGCAACTATTTATGCTATAGGTAGAGATAATAGCTATCCTACTACTTGCGAAGCTGTGCAACCAATATCAATAACAGTAAATGCAACAGGTGTAACTTGGTCTTGTACTTTTCCTGTAAATCCTGCTTTGTCGGGAGGTTCAATAGCAGCAGATGGTACATTGACAAATCCACAGGTAGCAGCAGTTATAACCGCAGTAAAAACAGGAAGCTGTTCAGGTTCGGCTTATGTAGCAGACCCAAATAATACAGGCTCTGACAGAAGTGTTACTTTGTATTTTGATATAACAGTACCTGTTGGATATGACAACGCTGGATCAACCGTTTGTTGTTCTCACACATTTACACAACCTACTGTTGGAGTTGATCCTGTATTTAATTGTGATATTGCAGCACTTACAGGACAAAAGATTGCTAAAGACGGAAGTATATCTTTAGGAACAGCAACAAATGGAACAGTAAATAGTTTTACACCTCCAAGCCCACCATTCGAAACAGTTGAGACAGATACAGCAAGAGTTGTTGAATATCAAGTTGAAATACCAAGTGGTTATCAAAACGCAGGAACAGAGATAAATTGTAGTAAAACACTTATACAACCTGCAACTGTTTCAATATGTGGTTCAAACTTGTTTTATTTAACATCTGGTAAAAATAACACGACAGATTTTTGTGATGGAACCTACGCAGCAAGAACAGAAATAACCTCAACAGCTACTACGATACCACAATTATTAGGTTCTCAAATATGTAGAAGTGGTAGTGCTTTTGATGGAAAGATATTATATTATGGAGTTTCTACCGCATCAATGGGTAGTGTAGCAGGAGTTGGAGTAGGAGATTATTACACAATACAAATAGACACAAACGGAATAGTAATAGATGTACAAGCGAACAACTGTCAAGGAGCAGGAGGAACAGGTGCATCAGTACCTTTATAGATATGGCATTAAAAAGAATTGAATTAGATTTATATGTATGGAGTGGAACAGAGACATCTGCACCATCAATTCCACAATATGAAATAAACAAGTCTCGTATAGACACTCATGACAATATTACCTTAGAGATAGGTGAACTTGTTCGAGATTATTTAGAAATATCTTTTAATGATGACTATAATTCTCAAACAAAATGGGTAAGGGCTGTTGTTGAATATTTTGATGAATCAGATAATCCTTACACATACAACAATCCGCAAGTGTTTACTTACTTAGCAACAGATGGTTATGGGTATTTTGAAGATGGTACTAATCCTGAATTATCAAGAAACAAACTAATAAGTGCAGACGATATTTACTTACCAGAAAACACAATAGGTAAATTACCAATATTTGCAGAAGGTGTTGGTAAGGTAACGATTGATTCCGTAGATACTCAAATTACGGATAGTGGGAACACAAATCAAAAAATACAATACATAGATATCCCTGCTAACAGTTCTACGATACAGGTTTATGATACAGACGATACTACATTATTAAGTACAGTTAATGTAACAAATATTTGTGAGCCTAAATACACACCTTTTAAAGTAACCTTTGTAAATAAACTTGGAGCATTTCAAGATTTATATTTCTTTAAGAAAACTACTGAA